CCATGCAATTAATAGACCCCTCAAGCGCGGCAAGAAAAGCCCTAACAAGTATCATATTACTATCAGCATCATTCATTCTAACAATAGCAGCAATAGCTGTTTATTACACAATTTAAAGTGGCTTCACATCGAATCAAAGGGCAGATACCTGACAAATACATGGATTGCAGATCGTAAGCCACTACTCTTTTAAATATGCCCAAAGCAAAATCAACCGCACTCATCAATCCCGAAACAGATAAAGTTATAGCCCCATCTGCGAAGGTCAAAGATACTGTTACATACTTCAGACAACAGAAGTTTAAAAACCTAATGCACCAACTGGCGGAAGAGATATTTAAAGATGAAAATATACCAGACATAAAACTAAACCTTAAACACAACGCCAGATACAAAACAACCAAACAACTAAATGATGATGTTAAACGCTTCTTCATGTGGTGCGGTGATAACCTTGCATTACCTACCGTAAATTCACTCTCATTATACCTTGGATGGTACACAGAACTGTTTTATAATTATCTAAAGGTGGATGGGTGCTCACAAATATTAAAAAAAGCCAAGGATTTAATGGCCTACAGGCTTGAGGTAAACGCAGAAGAGACGGGCAATCCCGGTGCTATGTTCCTCCTAAAGGCAAGCCACGGCTACCAGGAGAGGCAAGAGGTCAATGTAAGCGTAACACTGGACGTTGATAAGCTGTATGCCAAGTCACTAAGAAGTGCAGACAAGCCAGCCCTGATGGATTCAGCCACCAAGAAGCTGAATACTGTGGAGATCATAGACATAGAACCCAGTAATGATGCGGGTTTACAGTGATTGGGTAGCAGAAACACGTAAGTATGTGATATCATTGATAGCAAAGTTAACATAATATATCTTATCAGTCTGACACAATGTGGTATGGTAAGCATTCTTTTCATATATCGAAGGGGGGAGGGGGCGAAAACGCGCATCGGGATGATATGAATAAGAGGCTTACAAATTTATTCTAACAAAAAGAACGCATCCCCCTGAAAATATTATTTTTTCTTACAGAGGGCGTATATATATACCACATAGTAGGATATTCTTATAACATACTGGAATAAGGGATAAAAATGCTACCCACCCCACTAGGAAAACACTTTGATAATGCCACGAAGCTATTGTTACATTATAATCCAAATGAGAACGGAGAGAACGCTGAGTTGTCGTATCCTGATGGTTCACGGATAAAGAACGCCTTGGTTGAATTAGGTCATGCGGTAAGCAAGAGTGATTTAAATATTTCCAGTCGCCGTCACATAGAGATGTTTTGGGATTTAGTAGGTAAGATGTGAGCATTGACAATCAGCTATACGAAGTTTACGCCAAGATGGTGTATAAGCCTTTAGACTTTGTATTTTTTAATTTTCCCTGGGGTGAGGGCCGGTTAGGCAAAAAGCCGTATAATAAGCCCGATGTATGGCAGCAGGAAGTTTTAGTTACATTGGGTATGGCGGCTGAGAAGTTTGCAGACGGTGTGACGAGGATTGGGATAGCTGCGGGTCGTGGACCTGGCAAGACTGCATTAATTGCATGGATTGTCAACTGGTTTATGTCGACCCGTTATCAGCCCAAGGTCATTGTAACCGCGAACACAAAACAGCAGTTAGAGACTGCAACATGGCGCGAGGTTGCAAAGTGGTGGGGCATGAGCCGGAATCGTCATTGGTATGACATGACTGCCACCACGATGAAGCACAAGGCGTTGGAGCATCAGGCTTTATGGAGGGCGACGGCTCAGACATGGAGCGAGGAGAATCCCCAGGCGTTTGCGGGGCAGCATGAGCAGCAGGTATTGACGATATTTGACGAGGCGAGTGTTATTCCGCCTTCGATCTGGGAGATTACAGAAGGAACATTCACAACTCCGGGTTCTGTTTGGATTGCATGTGGCAACCCGTCTATGGGGTCCGGTCGGTTTTACGACGCTGTATTTGGTAAGGACAAGCGTTGGGTTCGGTTCACGGTTGACTGCGAGACCGCGGCGATGGTTAAAAAATCGTGGATCGAGGAGATGCGGGAGTATTACGGTGAGGACTCCGACTTTTGGAGAGTTCATGTTAAGGGTCAGCCCCCCAGGTCATCCGCCACCCAACTGGTCACATATGATGAGGCGATTGAGTCCTCTAAACGCGTCATTCCTGAAGGCGTTTATACATACGAACCCAAGATCATGGGTGTTGACATTGCCGACGGTGGGTCTGACAGGAGTTGCATTATCAAGCGTCAGGGTTTGGCATCGTTTGAAATAAAGAAATTCTCGATGAACGCCTACGAGTTTATCCGTGTCTTGCAAAGCGAGATAGACAAGTGGAAGCCTGATGCTGTGTTTATAGACGCAATCAACCAGGGTTCTGTTGTAATAGCCGCGTTAAGGGATCGTGGTTATTACATGATCAGAGAGGTCAAGGGTTCGTCTGCTCCGGTTGACAAGGAGCATTTCTATAATAAGCGGTCTGAGATGTATTTTGCAATGGCGGAATGGATCCGGGCTGGTGGTGCGATTCCAGACAATCAGGAATTAATTAATGAGCTTGTGGTGCAGGAATATCTCCCCGATGCCCCCAAGTTTCAGATGGAGCGCAAGGAAGAAGTCAGGAAGAAGCTGACCGAATTAAGCCCTGATGCTGCCGATGCGCTGGCGTTTACATTTGCAGAGCCTGTTATGTCTGCGAGTGATTCGCCGTTTCCGAACCGTAAGATGCGTGCTAGGACTGAGTATGATGTTGCAAGTTACATTCCATAGGAGAGAGTATGAGCAAGGTTGTTACATTTAGTGATTCTGCAATTAAGAACATGAGCATAAATGTTTTAGGGGACACGGCTGAGATTATTTTAGTCGGCGAGGTTTTGGGTGATGACGAACCTATCGTTCGTAATTTATTTTTAAACTGGGAAGATCTGCCTCCGCAGATCAAAAATTCCGCTAATAATTTCATGAAGCATTTAAGCCGTGAGTATTCAAAATATTGGACAAACGAAGACAAAGACACATGGGTTGATTTATAATGTTGGTTGTATAAGAGAAGGCAATTTAAAAAAATAAATAATTCTCCTTAACGGGAGATTGCACAATTTAGGGGCTAGTGTGGTAGCCACACCTATCACATTGTAGCCCCTTTTTTTGTGCTCAACAGCCATCTTGGGTTTCCCTACCTCGGATGGGCCTCCCTTGGGGGCCAAAGGGCATCGCGGGGAGTTCCCGGCGGCCCCCAATTTAGGTTATGGTAAATATCTTAGCAGAAAGACCGAGCATTTTTTTTCCACCCCATGATGGTGACGTTTATTATGCGATGTCAACCGAAAAGGGGATCTATGCCTATGGATGTTTGAATTTCGCATATCCCCCGGTTGCAATGGTGCATTTGGAGATAAAGAAGTTTTCGCATAACATATTGAAATCAATAATAAAAAATGATTGGTCTTATTGCCTTGAGCAATGCAAAAAGCATGGATGTCACATACTGTCGATTACAAAAGAGGGAACGTTGGAATCGAACAAGACCTGGATGAAGTTCGTCCGTCATTTTGGATTTGAGAATTTTTCTCAATACACATCGTCTGTGCAGACAATAGGAGATTGACAATGGGAAAGATTAAAGATGTTTTAATGTGGCCGATTGGCACTGATCAGGGATGGGGGGGCGAAAAACCGCCGAAACCACCCAAAATACAATCCCCGGAAGAAATTCAGGCAAAGTCAGTAGCCGCGGCGCAGGAGGAGCTAAGAAAGCGCAGGCGGGGTGGAAGGGGCGCGACAATTCTAACGGGTTCGCTTGATACTGCACAAACTCGCCAAAAAACATTGTTAGGACAATAACATGGCAGAACCAGAACTTGATATTCAATCCCGTTCTCTCGGTCCATCGGGGCAAAGTGACAAGCGAAGAAACCAGAAATATCTGAAGTTGTTAAAATCTCTTGAGGATGAACGATCTTCGGTTCTTCCTGTCTGGCAAGACATTTCAAGTTACATTTTACCGTCAAGGGGTTTGTATGTTTCACAGGGGGATAAGCCGCACGAAAAGACCAATATTTACAAGAAGATACTAAACGCCACGGGAACTCATTCATTGAATCTTTTAGGTGCGGGCATGCAGGGCGGCCTGACTTCTCCATCGAGGCCTTGGAAGAAACTTCAGACCGAAGACGAAGGGCTGATGAAGTTTGAGCCTGTCGCTCAGTGGCTTGATTATGTTGACGCACTTATGGACGGTGTGTTCAAGCGGTCAAATTTCTACGAGGTTATCCATCAGACTTACATTGATCAGGCTGCCTTCGGTATTTCGGTGCCGTTTATCGAGAAGGATTTTCAGACTTTAGTAAGGTTTTATATTCCGCCGGCTGGAACTTACTGTGTTGCTTCAGACGATACGGGCAGGGTGAACACTTTTGTACGGCGCACCTGGATGACCGCTGTAAATCTTGAAAAGAAATTCGGGCGGGACCGGATTTCCGATCAGGTTAAAAACATCGGCAAGGAAAATCCCTACAAGTGGTTTGAGGTTGTTCATTTCATTCAACCGCGGGAAGAGCGCAACATAATATTTAAAGACCGCTTTAACATGCCCTATGAGTCTGTGTGGTTTGAGTATGCTAAAAACGACATGACTTTGTATGAGGGCGGGTTTGAGGAAAAGCCGTTTGCCGCTGGCAGGTGGTGGGTGAACGAACCCGAAGTTTATGGGCGAAGTCCTGGCCACATGGCGTTGGGTGTTGTTAAGCTGCTTCAATCACATGAGGCTGGATCCACTAAGGCGATTCACAAAGAAGTTGACCCGCCCATGAGGGTGCCGTTCGGCTATAAAGATTCTTTAGACATGTTACCGGGTGGGATTAACTACATTGCTACAAATGATGGTAAAGATGCAGTCGGTAAGCTTTTTGACATGAACTTTGATTATGCCGGGGTAGAGGCAAGAATCGGGCGCTTACAGGAACTCATTCAGAGACTTTTCTTTAATGATTTGTTTTTCACGATTGTCACCGGCAAGGAAATGACCGCCACCGAGGTACTTCAGCGACACGAAGAACAATTAATTATG